GTCAGCAGGTAACGGTAGAGCAATGGCTAACAACAGTCCAGCAATTGGTACTGTAATTGGTAAAGCAATCGAAGCCAACGAAGGTGGAGATGCAGTTATCGAAGTACTAGCAATGATGATGTAATTCATAAAACAAATTAAGAAGTAGCACCTTCGGGTGCTATTTTTTTGACCGCAGTTCCACATAAATACTGCAAAGAATAAGGAAAAACTATGGGATTAACTAGGCCTAGAGCCCATCAGCTTCAAGATATAGATTATAAACAAACTGCTAGAGCAATCACAGTTGCTAACGTCTCACTAAGTGGCGGCGCACCTGCATCTGTAGACGGTACCAGTTTAGCATTAAACGATAGAGTATTAGTTACTGCACAAACAACCGGCAGTGAAAACGGAATTTATTATGTAACCACAGTCGGTGCAGGTTCAAATGGAACTTGGGCAAGGTCGTTAGATGCTGATGCAACTGGTGATATCAGTGGTGGCACAATAATAATGATCACTGAAGGAACTGTGTACGCTGATACACAGTGGAAGTTAACCACCGATGATCCTATAACTGTTGGTACAACCACAATGACATTTGCTCGTGTTGGTAATGCCGCTTATGGTGTCGTAGCAGTATCAGGACAAAGCGATATTGTTGCTGACACAATAGGCGATACATTAACAATGGTTGCTGGTACTAACCTTGCACTTACTACCAATGCAAGTACAGATACACTCACTGTAACTCCTAGTTTGACTCCTGCTTTAACAACTGCAACTTTTACTAATACAACCACAAACGATACAATACTGCTAACCACAACCGAAGACTCAAGCACTGCCGCGCCTGTAATCACAATGAAACGCAACAGTGCATCACCAGCAGATGCAGATTACTTAGGACAATTAAAGTTTCAAGGCGAGAATGATGCTGATCAAGAAGTAGTTTATGCAAAGATTACTGGAAAAATACAAGATGCTAGTGACGGATCAGAAGATGGTATTATAGAATTTGCTAATCAAAAAGCAGGTTCAAACATAATAACTGCAAGACTAAGGTCAGACAGTCTTCAACTTTTAAACGGAACAACTCTTGTTGTTGCTGGACTTACTTATCCTACCGCAGATGGTACTAGTGGACAAGCAATTATAACAGATGCTGATGGCAATCTAAGTTTTGGAGATGTGAGTGGCGGAAGTGCAGCCAATCAATTTCCTAATTGTACAGTAAGTCCGGTTCCTGGATCAGACGGTAACTTTGATCTTGCAAAACAATATGACCAAACAGGAAGTGTTGAAACACCATTTGAGGCACCTGCTACAGATGCATTTGGAGTAAGCCTTGGTGAAATTTATACTATGATGGATCCAGTGGGAGCTACAACAACAACTGATTTAGGTGTATTAAGTTAATAAATACACTGCTAGGAGAATAAGATGCCAACCGTACTACAATTTAGACGTGGAACAACCACACAAAATAATGCGTTTACCGGAAACGCTGGTGAACTTAGTGTTGACACAACACTAGATACAGTGAGGATACATGATGGTAGTACTGCTGGTGGTTTTGCACTACTTAAAGAAACTGGCGTAAGCAATCTTACACTTAACGCACAAGCAGAAATAAGACTAGGTGATTCAGATAGTTCAAACTATGTTGGATTTAAGTCACCGGGCACAGTTGCTTCAAATTTAATTTTCACTTTACCAACTACAGACGGATCTAGTGGACAAGCACTTGTTACAGATGCTTCTGGTAACCTGTCATTTGCTGCCGCAGGTGCAACTATAAGTGGTGACACTAGTACCGACACCAATTTTTTATTATATTTTGCAAGTTCTACAAGTGGTGCATTGACTGCGGTCAAACAAGATAGCGGACTCACATACAATCCAAACACAGGATCATTAACGTCTGCAACATTTATCGGTGCATTGACTGGAAATGCTTCAGGCAGTTCAGGAAGTTGTACAGGTAATGCCGCAACTGCAACCACGGCTGCGGCTTTAACAACTGCTAGAGCAATTGCACTTAGCGGTGACGTTGTTGGGACTGCTAACTTTGACGGCAGTGCAGGAATAAGCATCAGTACAACTATACAAGCAAACAGTGTTGCACTCGGAACAGATACTACAGGTAACTATATTGCCGCAGGTGCAGTAAGTGGGTCAGGACTAAGTGGTAGTGCAGGTGGAGAAGGTACAACATTTACTGTAACGTCAAATGCTGCAAGTGCAAACACGGCCAACACAATTGTGTTAAGAGATGCATCAGGAAATTTTAATGCTGGTATAATAACTGCCACTGCAACTGCCGCACGTTATGCAGACTTGGCTGAAAAATACACAAGTGATGCAGATTACGATCCAGGTACTATTGTTGAACTTGGCGGAATTGCAGAAGTTACACAAACACGCAGAGCAACTAGTGTTGCAATTGCTGGCATAGTATCTACTGATCCTGCTTATTTAATGAACAGTGATTCAGAAGGTATAAGTGTTGCACTTATTGGAAGAGTACCTTGCAAAGTTACAGGAAAAATTAACAAAGGTGACATACTTGTAAGCAGTGATATACCAGGATACGCAAAAGCTCACAGAGAAATACACAATCCACCAGCAGGTAGTATGATTGGTAAAGCAATCGAAGCAAAAGATAATGATGGTTTAGGAGTTATAGAAGTACTTGTAGGGCGTATGTAATGCCCGAAAGGTATCGCACGGAATACGACGGTGAATTTGTTATTACTGTTAACACAATTAAGAATGGTCAAAAGCATCAAGAACGTGAGTGGATAGACAATCCAATACAAAATCAGCATATATCTGGTAGAGCAGCTATTATAGGCAATGGAGCCAGTAGATATAATACTAACTTTCATGGTAAACTAAATCTCAAAACTAAAATAGAACAACATGCAGGTTGGCATCTTGGACGTAAACGTTTACAAAGTTATGGGTCTGAAGGTTGCTGGAGAGAAATGCAATGCGATTTCTATGTAGAGTATAATACTGAAAAACTAACTGAAATTTTAGAACAAGGATATCAAGCCAAAGCAAGTGTATATAGTAACGCAAGGAATTGTATTTTGAATCCAGGAGAATTTTACCTAGTTCCGTACGGTGAACGAGGAAATAGTGTAACCATTGCAACTTGGTTAGCATGTTTTGATGGACATAAAGAAGTTTTTCTACTTGGTGTAGATGGAACCAATGAAGATGAAAGTATCAATCAAAAGAAAATTATAGAACTTGATAGCGTTATGAGAACATATCCAAATGTGCAATTTATATATGTGTCAGATGGCAGATTTGCTCCAGACGAGTGGAGACAGAATAGAAACTTTGTTCAGTGGAAGTACGGTCAGTTTGTCTCACATTGTGATATTTGAAACTGCTTTATACCATCGATCTTATCTAGTATCTCTTTGAAGTTTATTGTGGTCCACAAACCAGGATGTAATGGTTTTGGCCACACACCAGATTTTATCCAACTATATCCATAGTGTTCGTTGTTTAGTATCGGAACAAATTCGTTTTCAACCAAACAAAAAAATGTGTGATATGAGAATTTATTGTCTATACTAGTAAACTTTTCAATAGGAACAAGTTTAATAGCTTCTGGCCATATACCAATTTCTTCTGTGCATTCTCGTGTTAGAGCTTCTTGTAGATTTTCGCCTGCATCTACTTTTCCTCCAGGCAATCCCCAACAACCAGGATTTTTTACATCATTGCGTAGTAGATATAGATACCTGTTTGTTGTCACACTGTAAAACCAAACTCCTACTGCATCGATCAAAGTACGATACTCCATTCACCTTCTGGATACAACCCTTCATAACTTTTTAACCACTGACTATCTGCCCATCTGTATTGAATACCTGTAGTTAAATTTGTCACGTATTGTACTATACCAGAAGTATTGTTGCTGGCATCAAAAACAACATTCCATTTGGTTCCATCATATTCTACTATATCGTTTGTATTTGCAACTAATATTGTTCCATCTGTGCCTCTCCATGCTTGGGCAAATCCTGGATTAGTTGTACTTTCACTGCCTGTATCACTAACAAACAAATACCTTTGTCCGGTTGCTGATGCTGGCAATCCAGCAGTTGTTCCAGGACCTTTTGATTGTGGATTTACAATTGCGTTTATTGCATCTAGTGTATTTTGAGGAATCGTATCTTGATCAACCGTAAATAATAAAAATCTATCATCAGTAGGATCATATGAAACAGTTCCCACTATAATTGAATCATCATAAGGATTATCCAAGCGAACTTGACTTATTCCAGAACGAAGACTTCCATAAAGATCAACTACAGTATGCCATAATAAATTACTCGGAGGAGCAGTTGGTACCAGCACTCCTGAGTTATTTGTGACCACTGCTTTCTGTTCAAGAACTTGTAGTTTGTTGCCTAGTAATAATGTCTGATAATTAAAAGGTGTAAATTTCTGTCTAGTACCCATTAGTAAATCGCTATTAAAGATAGCTTCTTTAAGATCTCCGCTACCGTCAAATACACTGGCAATAACTTTTTCAACAACTCCAAGTTTCTTAACTTTGGCTGGAGGCGAAATATATATTGGCATTACAAATCTAAGTGTAGCAATATCAATAGGATCATCTGTTCCCATTGGGATATTCCTTGAACTCCATGTGACTTGTTCGAGGTACATAACACTTAGACTGGTCCAGTCAATAAAGTTATCAGTGCTTTGTATTTCTAATCCTGGGTTGAACAAGGTTAATATCTGTTCTAATATTTGTAATTTCTGGTTAGTGTTTGAAGTCCATATGTCAACATTTATCTCAAGGTCATAAGGAACTGGCATTAGTTTTTCGATTGTAAATGCAGTGCCTTGAGTTGTTTCGTATGATTCGCTTTCAGTATTCCACTCTCGTTGTCTAACGTTTTGTCTTTCTACAAAATAAGGTTCTTGTACTCTATCTCTTGCATAATTTAAGTTGGTAATATGAAAAGTCATCAATGGTGTACTAGGCAATGCATTTGCACTATTCTGTTGTATGATGGTCTGTGCTTGACGTGTAGCATCGCCGTATCTCACAGGTACACGATAAAGTGCAGCCTTTTGTGGATCGTCTTTTGTGTATC